GACCAGCAACAGCTTCAACGAGACGGCCAGGGCCACCACCGTTGTCGGTGAGCGGAGTTACCTGCGCCACGTTGCCGCCATAACGCACTTCAAGGAGGTTCATGTCAAGCACAAGGCCCTTGAAAGGCGTCGGGGTCCAAGTCAGCGGCGAACCACCAACCGTTCCGATGAACGTGGTCGGATGCAAGCGCACCGTGCCAAAGTCACCCTGGAACACGTCCAGCGACTGGATGTAGGTGTCCGCGGCAGCATCACGCTGGAAGGTTTGCACCTTCGTTGCGCCAGCGCCGGTCACGCCCACAGTAGAAGTGGTCGTTAGGCTGGTCGTTCCAAGCAGGCTGGTGAAAGCACGCTTGAGGTCCGTTCCAACGATGCAATCGAAGGAAGTGTAGTGACCGGTCTGGTCGAAGATCGACTTGAGTAGGCCCTGCACAATGGTGTCCGTCAACGACGTACCCAGCGCAGCTCCAGACCCAACAATCGAAGCTGAAGGGGTGCGGAAGATGGAAGGAATATCGCCAGGAGTCGGCGTACCAGTACCGGCCACGGAAATCCACGTCTGGGCGCCCGCGGTGCGGTAGGGAGTCGTCTGGTTGCCCGTGTCAAGCTGGGACACCTGATTGGAGGTGAAGGTCACTTCCATGTCACGCTTGATGCCAGTGATAGCCTTGGCAACGTTGTCAGCCAATTCATCACGCACACCAGCGACATCAGCGATGTCTTGGGTGAGCTTGGACACACGAACTGCGCGCCGGAAGATCTGGGCGTAGTTGGCGAGTTCTGCACGGTAGCCGACAACGTAGTTGTCAACGCCAGAGCTTAAGTTCACGTCCACACCGTCCGGAGTACCACCAACCTGAGGGGTCGGAAGGCTGTCGGACTGCCAGCGGAAAAACATGTTGCCGGGCTTGGAGCCTTTCTTCGCCATGGAAGAAAACGGCGTGTCCTTGGCGTCAACCAAGGCGATCATGTCCATGAGGTCTTCGCGTTTACCGCGACCAGAGAGATTAGGTTCGAGTAGTGTTGCCATAAGAAGAGATAAGTTACTGCGTTTTACTGCGTAAACTAGACAAAGTTCATTGCTTTGACCAAGTCGGTTAACCCATCACGACTGCCACCAGTTTTTGCAAACTGCTGTTTGGCTTTGACTGCTGTATCACCAGATGCTTTTGGGGGAGCAGATTTGGATGCTCCAGGTTGAATTGGTGCCCTGCGAATTGGTTGATGTAGGTTTTTTGCCTTAGCCTTTTGTTCGGCGTAGGTTTTTGCTCCCAAAACTACCAATCCAGTTAGATGCTTCCAGTCTGCCCTGCGTTTCTTAAGCTCAGGAAAGTCTCTGATAATCTGTTGAGCTACTTGGAACTCTTCAGTCTCAGGCTTACCCCACCAAGGAAAGTCAGCAACAACCTGTTGGTCTGCCTGTGCCTGCTGTTGCAGGTAGTTTAGACGAGCAGGAAGTTCAACTTCCTTGCGCTTAAGCGCTGTCCTCTTCATTGCTCGAACATCACGATCTGAAAGTTCATGTTCCGTGCCATCAGGCAACGTAATAACACCTCCATCCATGTTGTCTTCGCACCACAACAAGACTTCTACGGCTTTATCGTATTCCACCTTTACCTGTTCAAGGGAATTGATGGTTTCCGAAAACTCAGTTTGATCTTGCTGTTTTACAGGAACAGAAGCCTTAACGGCTTGAAGCTCCTGCTGAAGCTGTGCCAGGCTTGACCTGTGCGCTTCTAGTTCAGCTTGAGCGGCCTTTTTCGCAGCAACCAACTTGTTGATGCGCTTCTGGACGCCCTTTGTCAAAGAACTGCCATCGTGCTGGTCGGAATCATCTTCAGCCTGCTGATCGTCCTCCAATGAGGAATCTACTGCTTCAGACTCTCCCTGCTCCTGTTGGACCGGAGCCGTCTCCTCCTCGTTAAGGAAGCTGGATTTTAAAAGATCACTTAAATCTCTTTCATCCATTAAACCGAGTTTTTCAGCAACGGGATTTTGCACTGCCTCCTGATTCCCGGCATCAGGCTGTACTTCGTTTTCGTTCATGCGGTTAAGGTCGCAAGTTCCTTTAATTTCAATCCAGTAACGCTGGAAGGCCCGTTGTTGGAGTTATTCCAGATTGTTTTCTTCAGTCAAGCCATTTAATTTTAATGCTTCTGATCTTAAGGTTAAAAGCGTTGAGTAAACCAAGTTAATGCCATCAGCTTGGCCACAGGCGTGCACACGATCTTCGCCTTTTTGGTTATTACTAATTGCTGCCATCCAAAACTGTTCCTGCATCTGTTGGATCGTATCAATGATTTGATCCCACATGTGGTTTTTGCCGGCAAAGCCGTAAGCTGCGCGCTCGCTTTGTGTCATTGTCCTGGTTGCTGCTGCATTGGAGTTACACCCAACCTTCCAATCTGAGCGTTCTGCTGCTGCATGATGCTCATCTGAAGGTTCTTCACATAGTTCTCGAAGAGAGCTTGGAAGTTTTGGTCAGACTGAAGCGCCTGTTGCGCCTTGGGATTGCTTTGCATCACCTGCTGGGCAAACTGCAATTTAGTCTGTGCCGCCGGATCGTTTTCTTGGTAGAGCGCCTCGTTCCCAAGCAACATCATTCCGATGTCCGTTTGAACGTCCTTGAACATTTTCTGAGAAGCCTGAGCCTGATCCATAATCAGTTCGGCCGCCATCTCAGGAGCGATAGCCTGAATGAGCATCTCTGTGATCCGGTTCGCGTTTAGCACGCCACCAGAGTCCATTTGCTTGATCTTGGTCAAAAAGTCCACTTTTTGGGCAATGTATTCCTTGTCCAAGTTCATGACGTCAAAACGGACATTGATGTCAAATTCGTTGTGAATTTCAGACAAACTCTGCGGGAGCTGACCTCCGGTGATGCGCTGAATCTCCTGCGCCGGCATGTACTGGCAGCACAGAGAGAACATTTGCCGGAACACAGAACGCCACGTTAAAAGCCAAGAGTTAACCAGTGCCTGCTGTAGCATCTGGGTGGTCATAGGTGAAACCAGGTTGTTGCTGGTCCCAAAATAGGCTGCGTGCTGTTGCTCCACACGCTGAATCAGGTTGAACGCCACACTAGGCTCCCGCGCTGGCGGATCCATGAAGGTGTAGTCGTTCTGATTGGTCACCGGCAACTGTACGCCTGGGCCAACCTTGTTCATGCCACCGATGCGCTTAACCACCTTAATCGGCGGCAGTGTTGAAAAGGCTGTGTGATCCCGGATCGAGTCATGCTGAGCCTTGATCTCGTCTTGATCTGTAGTCGCCAGTTCCGGAATGCCGCGAGTGTCAGTAATTGCCCGTCGAAGCTGTTCCCGCCGAAACTCCACGAACGGATACTCGCCGTGAGCGTAGTCAAGACGCTCGTGAATTGCCCAAGAAGAAGTGTCTTCCGTTCTGTTGGATGCCGATTGTGGACAAATAACAGTGTAAAAGATCGCTGGAGCGTCTCCATCAATGCTCTTGGTGTAGCAGTAGACGATCTCCACCATGTTCATGTAGTTCACACCGTTGTAAACCATCATGGTCGTCGTTGGCAGCAGGTTGATGTTGTAGTAGGTCGTGCTTTTACCAATCTGCTGCAACGCCCGCTCTACCCAGTCTGGGTTCCACCCTTCTGTCGTGATCTTTTCACGCAACTCAACCTCAGACATCCAAGTGCGACGAAAAATAACACGGCTCCGCTGAAGATCCGCAGTTTCTGGTGGAAAGATAATTTCATCCCAAGGTTTAAGAGCTACAATTTCAGGAAGGTTTTTACTGACGTACTCCTCATCCATTGAGGTCATGCCAGTTTTAGCCAACTCGCGCACCATGCGCTTGGCGTCAGACGCTTTAAGCTGCGGCAAAGCAGCCTGCATGATCTCCGCGGCTTGTTCAGGAGCGTTAACTATCAAGTTGGGCAACTCTAGCAGAACCTGGCTGCCGGATTGTTGCGCCAAATCCATGACCTGCTGCATGGAAATCTCTTGAGTGCGCACTCCAATGTTCTGTTGCCAGCCCACAAAGAAAGCGCTCCAACCGTACTGCAAAGCATACTGGGCGCCTAAAGTAGCCTCTTTGTGCAGCTGCTGAGGCATCTTGGTGTCTCGAATCCAGCGCAGCAAAGTGGTGCCAATTTGGCTGACCGGCATGTCAGTCAACTCTACTCCGTCAGCTCGAAGCTCAGCTTTCTGAAACGCCGCCACAAGCAAGGCTGTAAGTTCATTGCAAGTTGCGTCAATCAAGCGGGTGCGTACATCAGAGGCACCCTCAAAAGGCCACGCTGGCTCTCCGTCAGACCGGTTTTCAGAGTGTTTCTTCCCGTCATCGGTCTGGCCAGGCCACCGGCAAAACCGGATGTTGTCAAACTTGGTGACCAAGTTTCCCTGACTGGAGTTGATCATGGCGCGGTTGTACTCGCTCAACAACTCGCCAACATGCGGGATTTTTGACGCAATCGCTAAAACGTCAGTCGGAGTATTTGGCATATCGTCAATAGCTACCGCACTTAGCAAACTTTTGCCATTCTTTGTTCACAGAAGAAGAGATGTAGTTTGGTTGCATTACCACTAAATACCCCAAAGCGTCAATTGGATCTTTGCACGCTCCTTTTTGGCCGTCATGTCCGGTCCACTCTCTGAGTGAGTAAATGAGGTTTTGACAGCTTTCATGCACCATCAGCCGCGGATGATTTTTAGCCACATCAATGTCTGATTCCCTGTCATAACACAGCAAATCGTTGATGATTAAAACACGTTCATCAACAGATACACTAGCAGAAGGAATAAAATACAAAGGCTCGCTCGCTTCCAAAAGCAAATCCAACAATGTAATCCCGCCCTCCTTTGTCGTAGCTTCCGTTCCTGCGCTTCGCGGATCAATGTAGCGTTCTGCAATCTCCTCACGTTTGTCAGCATGGGTTTCTAGGGACCAAATTAGTTCAGTGTACTCGTTCACTCCGCGGCCACCACCACTTCTCTGTGCCGGGCCTGCACGACCGTCAGCTTTGTCACTAGGAAGCGCCCACTCTCCGTAGCTCTGGTCAGGCCATTCGCGGTAGATCCAAATTGTGCCATGCTCGTCAACCCTAGCCCAGAGCATAAACCAGTTTCGGGCGCCGGCTGGATCAGCCACCATGTAGTTTGTCCCTTCTGGGCAGCGCTCAGTAACACTGTCGGTGAAGATGTTTTGTTCACCAAACATGGGAAACTGACTGCCTGCGGTTTGTTCTGCCCAACCATAAGCACGAATCTTGATGTCATGCGTGCTGCGACCTTTAAGCGTCTGCACCATGCGGTCCCAGTTGTTAAACGGGTTCAGTTTTGAGTGAAACCAGATGCATCCATGCCGACCGTACACACCTTCCGCGGTGTAGGGCATGCTCCCTTTGGGCACACCAAGCACGTTGTTGTTGGGTAGCAATTCACTCTCCTTCCAAGAGGTAATTTTGGCTGTGGTGATGAACTCTTTGACCACCTGGGTGTATCCCAAGATTGGCGTGAAGGTAACAAGCAGCTTTCCGTTACGGGTGACCAACCTGTACC